ATGTCTCGTGGGCTCGGAGATGTGTATAAGAGACAGATATATAATATACAGGCTTAAAATTTAATTTTAAAATATACCTTGACAAGAAAATGATAGAATGATATTGTTTAATTAAATTAAAAATGCATTCGGGCAACGGGCGGCGGCAGCCGTCGAGGTCCCGAAAGAAACGGACTTCATGCAGCCGGTACAGTCGAGATCAACATGATCTGATTGTATCAGTTGCATTTTTTATTTTAATTATTCCAGTACTGGAGAGAGGAGATATATAACATGTCAGCAGTTGAAACGCAGGAAGTAAATAATACAGTTGATGTTTTTAAAGATGACATTGACATGTATATAAATCTCTGGATGGAAGAGAGAAGCATTGAGGACATGTGTAAAGTATCACAGAACAGATGGTATAACTGCTGTAAATATGTCTATGAGAATGTATTTAAAGTTAATCCAAAGTACCTAAAGGATGATAATAATATTAATAATGCCTATGATACAGATAAGGTTAACGAGGTATTAGATATATATATAGACCTGTGTAATGACTACGAGAAAGTAGTGAATATTGTTGGGTTTACATTCTTTACCGGAATACACAGAGACACGTTAAACGGATGGGTTAATGGCGTTCAACTTGCCTCATCAGGTTCCGACATTTGCAAAAAAATTGACGAAATGCGTGAGGAAAGTTTGGTAGGTTTACAGGTTTCCGGCAAAGGAAACCCCATGAATTACATGCCGTCACTGAATAAGTACTGCGGCTTCAATATGCCGGGCGTTAGAGATCAGGGATCCAGAGTAAGAGCGTTGACAGCTTCGGAGCTCCCCAAACTGGGAAACGGGAATTGTGCGAGATTGCCGGACAACTTTGACAATTCAAGCCCGGATAATGGTGAAATCGTGATAGACAATTCAAACAATTTAAAGCCCAGTGTTTAATGGTCTTAAGGCGCATTAAATCGTTGATACATTACGCAAAACAAGGGTTTTGCGAATAGTTGTAAAATACGAATGGAATTGAACGAACAATTCAAACAATTTATCAATGTTCAAAGCATGATTCTGCATGGAGGGGGAGGGGGTTTGATAGGTTGGGAAAATCAGCGCTACTAAGTCATTTAAATATCCTCAAAAACAAAAAGAGATTGGATGGAAAAGTATGAGAGTAGTATCACAAAGCAAAGACGTTTCGCTTGATTTTGACCGAGCGGTATTCACAGCAAATCATGGAATGATAACTGCTATGGTTGATGGAAAAACGTTTACCATTGGGACGTATGCAAATTTAGGTAGAGAAAAAGAAGTATTCTCTGATATGCACAAGGCATTTTCGGCTTTTCAAGTTATTAGCACAAACATGGATAAACAACAGGTGGCCGAAATGTTTGCAGTATCTAAAAACATATCGATCAGATGCGTTGAGATGAATGATCCTTGTATGGGAATAACTGTATTTGATAACATGGTCTATTACATGCCGGAAAAGTAGTGTTAATATAGCGCTATCGCCAAGCGGTAAGGCACTGGATTTTGATTCCAGTATTCGCAGGTTCGAATCCTGCTAAAGAAACTTGTGAGAGGAAAACAACCATGGTAATTATTAAAACGATTATATCGACGCTGGATGTTATTTTTATGCTGATACTATTTGTATCTGGCAGAGAATCCAAAGACAAAGAAACAGCAATTGCATTATGGGTACTTGTGATGTTGCTGTTGCTGAACATGTTTCTGATGTGGAGGTAACAGAATGTTTTATAGTCCAATATTTGGTATTTGCTTTCAGCTGCCTATCATTTGTGCAGAGGAAAGAATACATATAACAAAATCAAAGGAACCGGACAGCACCGGAGATTTACTCAATCTGGATAGCGACGCAGAGCACCAGAGTGAGAAATCGGAGCATCCAGTATAGCTAAACAAAATTTTAAATTACTGGCAACTTGTAAGAGTTGCTTACAAGATAAAAATCCTACATTGCGGCATTTTAATATGCCGTAGCGGAACGTAGCTCAGTTGGCAGAGCACTCGGCTTATATCCGAGCGGTCGCAGGTCCGATTCCTGCAGTTCCGATGGAGGAATGGGTTTAACGATCCATTCCGTAAATTCTCCTTCTTGGTGTTTTTCATGACACATCAATTTTGTATATCCGCTTAGTAAGGTGCTTTAATTAGAGGTATGAGCATGATTTTAAACTGTGTAAATTGTGGCGCACCAATTGAAAGTGACAAGAAAGCGTGCCCTTATTGCAAAACTCCATATGGTTTACGTACAAAGATAGAACTGGAACCATATATTGATTCAAACGGAAGGATTTGCAGACATGAACCGGAAATGATAGAAGTAACAACTTTGGAAGATTGTGAACATAGGTTTATTAGGAAGTAATTGAAATGTGTGATTTTTGCAATGGGAAAGAATCATATAAAACTGCATATGGAGAATTTAAAATCAAAAAATTGGGCTATATAAATGTTATTCAATGCCATATTGATAAATGTCCACAGTATGCTAAATGTTGTAGCAATGGAATGAACGTAGCGATAGCAATGGAAATTGAATTTTGCCCGATGTGTGGTAGAAAGTTGGTGGAAGAATGACGTGTTATGATTGTGCTTACCTTGGATTTGATAGAAACGAAGTTGTAGGGATGGCTGAAATGTGCAACCATCCGGGAAAATGGATTCCTGGTGCTGGATTTGCTGACAGTGAACATGAATGTGAATTTTTCAAAAAGAAATCTGGAGTTTCTAAATGGGATTCATATTCCGAAGATGAAAAAGAAAAGGCCAGGGAATATTTCCAAGAATACTATGTTCAAAATCCTGTTGGCGATTTAACATGCGAACAGGCTTGGGCACAGTTCGTTGAATATTTAAAAACTACTGATTCAAATGCATGATTTGATAGGAGTATTGAAGAATGAGCATGGCAGAAGTAATTGAATCAATAGAGCGTGAAGCACTTAGAGAAGTACAATCGCGCGAAATAGGCGGTAGAAACGGCGAGCCTATAGATTGTTCCAATTTAGAAGATGAACTTGTTATTGTGGCAAATAACGAGGCAGACAGGCAAAAACTTTATGAATGTTTTTATAAACAAGAGCCTATCGAACCTAATAATAAAAAATGCAACCTGACCTTTTGCCGATATAACACAGACAGAGAATGCACTAATGACGAAAAGAGAAAAGAATGTGTCGAAGTGGCTGAAAAGGTTTTATGCGTAGATAAGGAGAAATTTATGGATGAAATAAGAGAAGCTGACGAGAAGCAAGCAGGAAGGTGTTGTGTGAGAATGGAAATGATTATTGATTTTATAAAATCGTGGTTTTACTATCCGAAGATGAAAAAGTATTTGAAAGACAGATGTTGCATTTACTATTCGCAATCAAGGCTTAATTATGCGTTGTGGCATTGTAAATTCTCAAAGAAAATAGAAAAAGCAAAACAAAATATCGTTGTTGTCGATATTTCAGAGTGGACTTGTCAATATCAGCAAGAACCAATAATAAGAAAATAAAATAATATTACCGGCTAACAAATGGAGTTAGTCGCTACCCTAAAACAGTTATAGGCAGAGGTCAAGGCACTTCTGCTTTTGCGGAGGTGCTTTTCTTTTGGCAAGTTCAAGCCTAATTTCCACAGTAAATGGATATGAAAATTACATACAGGTGCATGGCGTTGATGAACAGGTAATAGATGCCATGGAAGAAGCGGCAAGGGTAGCCATTCTGACGGAAAAGGATGTTGAGTATGGATTAAAGGTTTCTGCCAGAGCGAAAGAACTGACGGAGCAGTTTATATTTCAATCTACAGGTGGCACACCATGGGATTTAGAGAAATATTCATTCCAAAACAAGGTATCTTATGAAATTCTGGACAAATACTACGGAATTTTGCTTTTAGAAGCGCAAAACAAAGTTGTGGATAGTGCTTTCCAGTATTTGGAGAAGAAGAGAGAGCCTAAAGAGCGGTTTTACATGCCAAGAAGAAAGCAATTCTTAAAAATCGGACTCATAGATGCGCTGCAAGGCATGATTGATGATAGATATGACATCCTGTGCGTATCACTTGTCCCGGGTGCAGGAAAAACAACGGTAGAAAAAATGTTTCACGCACTTGTTGCCGGATGGTTTCCGAGAGATTTCAGTCTTTTTTATTCGCACAGCGGAGATATTACCAGAATGTATTACGACGGCGTGTACGATATCGTTACAAACGCAGAAGAGTATACATGGAATGAAATTTTTCCGGATCTTTCAGTGACAAGCACAAATGCAAAGATGGAGCAGTTTAATGTCGGGAAGTACAAATCGTTTCCATCCGTACAATGTACGTCTGTTGGTAGTAAGAATGCAGGTAAAGTAAGGGCTTCTAAGTTTTTACTGGTTGACGATATGATAGGCGGTATCGAAGAAGCAATGAATCCTATTATCCTTGATAAATTATGGGATAAATATGCCGTAGATGCCCGCCAGAGAAAGATACAGGACACGGACGGTAAGAACTGCAAGGAAATACATATTGCCACAAGATGGAGCGTACACGACGTTATAGGGCGCATCCAAAATATGTACGAGGGCAATCCGAGAGTAAAGGTTATTGCGGTACCAGATGTAGACCCAGTTACAGGAGAAAGCAATTTTGAATATGAGTTTTCCGGTTTTACAAAAGAGTTTTTTGAAGATCAACAATTATTGATGGACGACATATCATATAGATGCCTTTACAAACAGGAACCGATTGAGCGAGAGGGATTGCTATTTCCGGAAGATAAAATACGTCGGTATCTTAATTTGCCACATGGAGAACCAGAAATTGTAACCGGTCAATGCGATACAAAGGGAAAAGGAACGGATTACTTTGTTTTGCCGGTATTGCAAAAATACGGAGAGGATTACTACTGTGTAGATTGTGTTTGCGATAACACGGCAGATTATGAGATGCAGTATGAAAATGCAGCAAATGTTTTGACAAACAACAAAGTGCAGGAATGTGAATTTGAGAGAAACGCCGGCGGAGACCGTGTCGCAATGGAAGTAAACAAGCGAGTGGAAGCCAAAGGATGGATATGCAATATCACAGATACACCGACGGAGACAAATAAGGAAGCAAGGATTTTTCAGTGCTCTAACTGGATATTGCAGCACGTTATATTTAAAGACCCATCACTATATAAGCCAAATGAGCCATATGGAGTAATGATGTCTCTTCTCAAGAGATATTCAGTGTCCGGTAAAAAGCAGTTGGATGATGTGCCGGATGTATTTTCAAACTTTGCGCTTAGAGTGACAAATGGAAATAACGTAGCCAAAGTAGAAGCGGCAGTAAATCCGTTTAGGAGGTATTGATATGGTAAACAAAGATATTTTAAATCAATACTTAGATTTAAGAGAAGAAGTAAAAGAAGTAAGGAATAAAATTGAAAAGCTTGAAAAATACATAGAAAAAATTGAACAGGAAGGAACGGTTATTGATAGCGTTTCTGGCGGAAATGGTGGAAACCAACATTTTAAAATAGAAGGAATACCATTGCCAGAATATAGGCACAAAAAAACCTTGTTATATTCCAGAAAAACCACCCTCGAAATTTTGGAAAACGAACTTCTTGAAAAAACAAATGAAGTAGAAGAGTTTATTGCAAATATAAAAGATAGCAGAATTAGAAGAATAATTAACCTTAGATTTTTAGAAAATCAATCTTGGAATAAGGTTGCCGACCAAATAGGAGGCAATAACACAGAAGACAGCGTGAGAAAAGCGTTCGATAGATTTATGAAAGAGTAAAGTTGTCCGATATGTCCGGTTTTTTTCTGATATAGTTATAATCGAAGAAGTCAACAAATAGTTGAACACTTTACCATCCCCCATTGAAAGAGCATCGAAGAGAAATCTCCGGTGCTTTTTCTTTTGAAAAGAAAAGAGGATTTTATGGTATATACACCAAAAACAATATATTGCCCGCGTTGCGGAAGAAAAGTTGCCACACACGATGGGCGTTCAACAATGAACATTTCTGTGGAATGTAGGAAATGCCACAAGAAAGTTGTTTTTTATCCGGAGAATGGAAAGACGAAATTAAAATCTCTTACAATCCGGTCAACATCCAGTGGGATGACGTTTATTTAGGAGCCAATTATGAATAATAAATCTCTCCAAGACCTTGTTAAGGGATGTTATGGGCGAAAAATTTTATATACTGATGTTGAAACTATCACAAAAGACAATATTGTCAAGGTGGTTGGAGACTGCATCGGAAATTATTATTACAACAAAACCATCATAGAATACCTATGGCGGTATTACAAAGGAGATCAGCCGATTTTATACCGATTAAAGGTACAAAATGCTGATATTACAAACAAAATAGTAGAAAATCATGCGTATGAGATTGTTCAGTTCAAAGTAGGACAGACATATGGCGAGCCAATACAGTTTATCAGTCGAAAAGATGATGATGAAATTAATCGGGCAGTGGATGCGCTGAATGACTATCTTGTGGATGCGAATAAACAGGAAAAAGACATTAAAGCAGGAGAGTGGCAGTCAGCAACCGGAACATCTTTTAAGGCGGTAAGATTTGCAAATGGAGAAATACCATTTCAAATTGTTGCGCCTACTCCAATGAATACGTGTGTTATTTATAATCGGAGCACGGAAGAACCGGTGGTTGCGGTGCAGGAGCTTAAAGACGAAGATGGAAGATGGTACAAACTGTGCTATACGGACAACTATTCATGTAAACTTCAAAACGGAGTAGTTTCTGAATGGAAATTGCATGCATTTGGAAGTATACCTATTGTTGAGTTTCCAAATAATCATGAGAGAATTTCTGATATTGAGCTTGTCATAGGTATTTTGGATGCCATAAACAATATGCAGTCAAACAGAATGGATGGAATTGAGCAGTTTGTTCAGTACTGGGTTAAGTTTGTGAACTGTGAAATCGACCAAAAAACGTTTGAAGAGATGAAAATGAGCCATGCTTTGACGGTAAAGTCCAATAACAAGGATAACAAAGCCGATGTTGAGATTATGACGCAGGAACTAAATCAGAGCCAGTGTCAGGTGGCAAAAGATGATTTGTGGGACAATGCCTTGGCAATATTAGCAATACCAAACAGAGAGTCCCAAAACTCTGGAGGAGATACACAAGGAGCAGTATCATTAAGGGCTGGATGGGATTTTTCAAAGACAAGAGCAAAATTAAAAGACCCAATTGTGAAATCGGCAGAGAAGAGACTTGCAAAAGTTGTCTTAAATGTAATACGCGTTAAGGACAATGATTTGAAATTGTCAATGAGGGATTTTGATGTGCAAATCAATCATAGCCCGCAAGACAATATGTATACAAAGTCGCAAACACTATATCAGCTTTTAGAGTGCGGCATACATCCTCTTATTGCCATTAAAACGGTGGGGCTTTGGGGAGATGCTGAAAAGACATTCCTCTTGTCTAAGCCATATATAGATGCGTTGTGGAAAACAATTGATAATGCAGAAGAGCAGGAACAAAAAGCACAGGAAATTGTAAACCAATTAAATAAACAGCAAAATAAGACAGCTACCGAGTAATCGGTGGCTGTTTTTATTTTATAAAAATTCGCAAAGTTGTGAGCGTAAAAATCAACAGTGTCATTCGGTGTCGTTGCACCGCAAAAATTCGTAAAGACATATCGGAGGTAATCAATGAAAAGAGAAGAGTTAATTGCAATGGGTATCAGTGAGGAAAATGTTGAGAAAATCATTGCTGATTACGGCAGTGCCGTACAGAGAGAACAGGCAAAAGCAGCAGAGCTTAAGGCAAAGGCAGACAGCGCAGATGAGTTGCAGAAAAAGCTGGATGAAATGGAAGCAGGAAACCTCACGGAACTTGAAAAAGCAAACAAGGCGTTAGAGACAGCAAATCAGCAGATTGCAGATATGCAGAAGAAAAACGCCATTAGAGACCAGCGCGAAGCATTGATGGAAAAGTTAAAAATCAATGCAGAGCAGGCAAAATCCGTTGTCAAGGATAATGGAAGCCTTGATTATGACGCTCTTGGAAAGATTACAGCCGAAAAGGAAACCGCGGCAGCGCAGGCAAAGGAACAGGAGATTGCAAATAATTCTGAAAATCCGGGCGGCGGTACTGCAGGTGGAGAAAATAAAAAAACTGCGGACGTAGAGAACGCAGAAAAAATCAGTTTTGGCGAACCGGCAAAAAATGCAGAAGCCAAAGACCATTATGTTTTATAGGAGGTAAATTATGGGAAAACCAATTGAAAGAGACTTTACACAGAGTAAAGGAATTTTAAAATTCTTTCCTTATGAGGGTGCGGCGTGCATCGTTCCGCAGACAATGGTAACAAGTGCCGATGCAAACGGAAAGAAGATTGCAAAGGCAGGGACACCGTTCCCAAGCAATGACGAATCTTGCAAAGGGTATCTTCTGGAAGATGTTGACGTAACAATGGGAGATGCGCCTGGAACTTATGTATATCAGGGTTCTATTGACAGCGCAAAGGTAACGGCAAATGGAGTGACCGTAGAAGCAACTGCAAAAGCAGCAACACCGCGTGTCACTTTTTTTGATTAAGAAATGGAGGTATTAGAGAATGGCATTACCATTAGCAGAAGCATTTACCGCAAGAAGTCTTGGGGTTATGTGGAATAATTATGAAAAAACGCTTGGTTCTGCGCCTTACTTAGGTAGACAGAAATTTGGAACCAGAAAACAGGACAGCCTTGAACTTAGATTTATCAAAGGGAAAAACGGTCTTCCGGTATCATTAAAGGCATCCAATTTTGATGCGCAGGCAGAGTTAAGAGATGTCGGTGGATTTTCGGATATTCAGAACGAGATGCCGTTCTACCGTGAATCTTACATGGTAACAGAGCGTGAAGAGCAGGAGTATGCAAATTACCAGTCGGCAGAAAATTCCAACATGGCAAACCAGGTGCTTAGAGAAATCAGCAAAAAACCGATGATGCTGATTGAGGGCGCAAGAGTAGTGCCGGAACGCCAGATTTGGCAGTTATTAGCACCATCTGATGGTATTCCAAGAGTACAGGTAACAATTGGTGGCAAGAGCTACTATGTTGATTATACTTCCGATAATGGAGTATCGCACAAGAGAGACCATTACAAAGATATTTCTGGAAGCGATACCGATAAATGGTCTGCATCCGAAACAGCAACGCCACTTGATGACCTTATCGAGATTAAACGTGAGTTTGCAAAGAAAACCGGATATTCCCTTGCACGTTTTAGCATGAATACAGAAACGTGGGAGATGGTTCTTAAGGCAGAAGACACAAAGAAACAGGTGCTTGGAATTACTGCTTACAATGGAGGTATTCGTTTACAGCAGGGGCAGGTTACAGAGTATCTTAGAGGATACGGCATCGAGATTGAAGTTTACGACAAACTTTACATCGACCCGGCAGACGGTGCCACCAAATATTTTATTCCTACAGGAGTTATTTCAGCGCAGTCATCCGGCGTGTACCTTGGAGATTATGTCTTTGGAAAGACACCGGAAGAGAGAAGCGGAAGTTTAACAGACGGAAACCTTTCTATTGTAGAAACCGGCATTTCGGTATATACATACGCAACAAATCATCCGATCAACACGCATTGCATTGTGTCAATGATCGGATTGCCTACTTTTGAGGGCATGGACAGCGTTGTTGTCATGAAAGTTGCGTAGGAGGTGCGGTATGATTGCTGAATATACAGTAAAGCGCAATGGAAGATGGTATAAAGCAGGAGATGAAATCCCGGACATTGTTTCGGGAGAGAAATCTTCCGGCGCGTACACCAAGACAGAGATTAACAGAATGAGCACTGCTGATTTACAGGCACTTGCCGCTGAACATGGGATCGAGGGTGCAGAAGAAATCAGTGGAGCGGAACTGAAACGCATTTTGATCGAGCAGTTTGGATTATAGGTAGGGAAGAATGGACGAATATACAACATTAGAGCAGGTCAAAATCAGACTGAAACAATTTCATATTGAAACCGTTACGGACGAAGATGGTGTTACTTCTGATGTTGTCGTGTTCGACCAGAAAGAAGATAACCCTTACATTGAACAGCTTATCAAGCAGGCAAGAAATGAAGTGGTAAGCAAGCGGAATTACCCGGAAAGCTACACGGATGAAAAAATATCCGAAGACTTGAAACAGTTTGAGGATGTAATCGTCAATTTAGCCGTGTACGACCATTCACAGGCAGGAGAAGCCTATATGGCAAGCTATTCAGAAAACGGAGTGAGCCGTAGCTGGAAAGACAGGGAAAGCTTGTTTGTCTGTGTATTTCCGTTTGTAAAATCATTATAACTCATCGATTTCGAGGAGTTTAGAAGATTGTGCGTTACGTTTTGCCGATGTTGGCAAAACGTAGCAGGCGGCACACATTGAGCGGTGGTGGACGGTGTGCCATAAAAAATGAAAGGCGGTATATGATTTGACGATTGAAATATCAACAGCAATCATTATAAGCGTGCTGTCGCTTGGTTTTTCCGTCTTTATGGGCTTGAAGAGCAACAAAAGGACAGACAACACGGATCTTGAAGAACGCGTGAGGGAGAACACACGCATTAACATGAAGTTGGATGCCATTTCAAACAACACGACCGAGATCAAGAATGAAGTTTCGGAGATGAGAAAAGAAATAAATTCTCACGACAACAGAATTATAAAGGTTGAAGAAAGTGTGAAATCGGCGCATCACAGAATTGACGGGATAGAAACCCGTCTTAATGATGAAAAGGAGGTTTAATCATGGATATTATACAGTCTGTAATTGCAAATATGACAATTATTCTGGCAATCATTGGTGCGCTGGCATTTGTTGTGTCTGTGGTAACACAGGTAATCAAAGGTGTAGGCGTATTTTCTAAGATTCCAACGGACATTTTGGTATTTGTTCTTTCTATCGGAATCACGGTCGCTGCGTTTGTGGCATACATGCAGTACATCCAGACATCAATTTTATGGTATATGATCTTGGCAGCTATTATTGCAGGATTTATTGTTGCGTTTGTCGCAATGTATGGATGGGAAAAGCTTTCTGAGCTGTGGAAACGGTTCGGCAAGGATGTGAAGTGAAATGCTTGAGATCAATAAGCAAAAAATGAGTTATTCGCAGCAAAGCGGCAAGGTGCCGGTATATGTGACGGATGATGATGGTAACATCGAATATTCTTCGTACACGGATTCTGATGGTAATGTAATTTATTACCTCGATAAAGATGGAAACAAAATACCGAAAACAACCGGAGAGTATACCACAGGTTACGAGAAGCCTGTGGTTTTTTATTCTTCAATCAGCAATAAGTTGAGTGAAGCACTTATAAAAGAGTTTGGCGTTGACAATTCCACAAACTTTGTTCAAATTGTCGAGGACAAAGGGAAACTTCCATTGAACGTCGGTTCTTTGGTATGGAAACGGTCAGATGTAAGGTACAAAGATGAAGAGAATACAATCGTTGACGAAAATTCGGCTGATTACATCGTAAAAGGTGTTGCAGACGAGGGATTGACGGTTGATTTGTTCTTATTGCAAAAAAATGTGAAGTAGGTGCGGCATGGGGAAGAAAGTAATCACAATGAGCCTGTCTGAAAAGTCTATTCAGAATGCAATACAAGAGCTTAGAGCCTATCAAAACAGCTTAACATATAAATGTCAGCTATTGGCAGAAAAACTCGCGGAAAAGGGCGTAGAGATTGCCAGAGTGCAAATTGCTGACCTTGACGCAATATTTACATCGGAACTGATTTCAAGTGTTCATGCGGAATATGAAGGAAGCACTAAGGGCGGCGGGATATGGGCGGTAATAGCCGGTACAGACCACGCCGCATTTGTTGAGTTTGGAACCGGAATTGTGGGACAGCAAAGCCATTATCCGGGGAAACTGCCAGAGGGTGTTTCGTGGCAGTATGCAAGTGGAAAAACTATCCATCAGATTTCAGATGGAAGATATGGATGGTTTTATCAGGACGACAATGGCGATTGGTGGTTTACAGAGGGAATGCCAAGCCGACCATTTATGTATCTGACCGCAAATGAGTTGCGGCAGATTGTTACACAGACAGCGAAGGAGGTGTTTGGATAATGGCAGACAACCAGTGGGTATATGATCTTGAAACAAACATTTTCTCCAATGTTGCAACGATAGCCAAACCAAAACTCAAGAAAAAATACAAAAGCATGAATTTTGACACTGCATTTACAACGGTTGAAAAGAACCTTGATAAAGACCCTGTTTTCCCGACTATTTACATCCATGAGATGCCGGGGCTTGAACGTGGGGCAGATTTAGAGGGCACATCCGTAAATGCGGTGCAGGAAACAATACAGGTTGACGTCATTACAAACACAAAGCAGAGCGATGCAAAAGGGATTATGGCTATTTTAGCTGATGCCTTTAAACAGATGCGATTTCAAATTACAGCAATGCCGGAGTTTAAAAATGACAGTGAAAAAAAATTTAGAAGCGTTGCAAGGTTCCGGCGGATAATCGGAGCCAACGACAGATTGATGTAAAAGAGCCGAAAGGCTCTATTTTTTATGCACCGGGTGCAAAAAGATGCGCCCGATAACCGCATTATTTGGCGGTAGAAAGAGAGGTAAAAATGGCAGAAGCAGGATTGTCTACGTTAGGAATTACGTTTGGCTATGGCACAGAAGCGACAGCCGGAACAAAGCCTACATCGTTTAAACAGCTTACAAGAATTAACGCAATCGGCGGTATTAACATTGAGCCGGAACAGATTGACGCATCTGCATTAGAAGATGCTATTACCAGATATGTAAAGGGTCGCGCAGATACCGGTGGCTCTTTCCCTATCACGGTAAACCTTACGGATGCCACAAAGGAAGAGTGGGAAGCACTTATCACGGCGTATAAGGCGCTTTCCGGCGGGAAAAGAATGTGGTTTGAAACTATTATCCCGGGATTTACCGACGCGTTTTTTGTTGTGGCTCAGCCGCCAGAGCAGATTCCACAGCCGGAGATTGGTCAGAACGAACTTTTGACGGTTGAAATGAATCTTACCATTGAAGAATACAAGGGCATGGACACCGCTGTAGCTTTTACACCGGGGGAATAACACGTCAGTCGAATAGTTCGGTTGGATCGGCTGACGATAACCAGACAACCGAGCCAGAGCTTGAAGAAACAATTTAAAAGAACAGGGCGGTCTTCGGACTGCCCTTTCCCTATATGAGAGGGAGAAAGGGAAAGAAAATGACAAAATTAAAATTTGGCGAGAAAGAATTACAGATCAAGTTTGGATATGAAGCAACCGTGAAAAGCGGAATTATCAAGAAAGTAGCAAAATTAGACCAGATGGAAGATATCGAAGCGGTTGACGAAATCCTTTTATTTCTTCCAGAGTTAATCCTTGTAGGCGCGCAGAAGTTTCACAAAGAGGAACTTGGATACAATCCGGACAATGAGGGAGAAAAGGAACAGCAGCTTGGAAAAGTATATGCCATGCTGGATGATTACTTTGACGGAGAAGATGCAGATGTTCAGGTACTTTACAATGCACTTTTAGCGGAGCTGCTTGAAAACGGTTTTTTATCAAAACTGCTCAAAGCAGATCAGAAAGAAGCGGAGAAGAAAACTCCGAGGAAAAAGTAGAAGAACAGAGAGAACTTACATGGGGAACATATTGTGCGGAAATCCGCCCATTCTGGCTTTTAGTTACAAAAGGGTATGGATTTACCGTGCGTGACATAGACACGTCCTGCCCGGCTGATTTACAGCCTTATGCGGATGCTTACAACTTAGATAAAAAGCAAAGAGACAATGAGATGTGGATGTGGTTTGGAACATACGGATTGTCTGCGGTATCGGTGGCAGTAGAACATTGCCTTGCCGGACGAAAAGCAAAATCAAAGTATATTAAAAAACCAATCAATGAGCAACAAGGGAAAGATGATTCAGAAATGACGGAAGAAGAAATAAAGAAACAGAGAGAGCTATTTGTGGCAAAACTTAAAGTCATGCAGTCAAACTATGAGTTGAGCCACCCAAAACCAGAAAAGAACTTGGAGGTATAAATATGAGAATTGGATCTGCAAGACATGATGAAAATGGGAAATTGACCGGTGGGAGACCGGGAGATCAGACCGGAACAGAAGTAAGTATGCAAAACTTTTATGTTCATAAAAAAGGATGGTATGTGTTAAGACCAAAAACAAAAGATATGGCGGATAAACTGGCAGAATCAATGATTACAGCGTGCAATAATGATAATATTGGCTACTGTCAGGGACACCGGCTTGGAATTGTCAAATATGGTATTAATTCAAAAGTAAAAACAGAAGCAGATTGCGGCACAACGGTACGTGCATGCATTATTCATGCAACTGGAAAAGATGTTGGAAATTTCACCACAGCAAATGAAAAATCTGTACTTCTTTCTAGTGGCATGTTTGATGACATTGGAGGTTATGCGGCAGGAATGGTTCTTTACAATGGAGATGTTCTTGTCACAAAAACAAAAGGTCATACAGCGATTGTGACAAGCGGAAACCCTAGAAAAAATGTAAAAGATCATTTAAACCCATACCCGGAACCTGCAAGGATTTTAAAGAAAAAATTCCCTTGCATGAGAGGGGATGATGTGAGATGGCTTCAGACGGAGCTTATTTATCACGGATGCCTGGATGAAAAAGATAAAAAGGGAAACAGTAATGTGGACGGTATTCTTGGAAATGATACGGCGACCGGTATTGGAACATTCCAGAAAAAAGTCGGAATTACAGTAGATAAGAAATGCGGACCGGTTACAAGAGAAAAATTAAAAGAGTAGATCAAGGACGGTAAGGTGTCACAGCCTACCGTCTTTTTATTTTGCATAGAAAGTTGGTGCATATATGGCAGACATTGATGAATTACAAATAAAAATCAAAGCTGACTCTGCAAAAGCAAGTAATTCCATAGAAAGCCTTGTAAACAGCATGAATAGGCTCCGGGAAAGCATATCGTTTGACACTGCAAAACTTTCAAATATTGCAAGCGGAATCAGAAGCATTTCCGATGCAGCTACCGGGTTCAAAGGTGGTAAATCTTCGGAAATCACATCAATGGTGCGGGCACTCAATAAATTTTCTGGTGTTGATGCAAATTCTATCCACGGAATATCTTCTGCTGTGAGAGATCTTGCATCTGGAATAGCAAGTGTTAAAGCTGTTGATACAAGCGGACTCACAAGCATGGTGTCGGCACTGTCAAAAATTGGTGGCAAGGCATCTACACAGGCGACAAAGAATCTGCCGGCTTTATCTGCGCAGTTACAAAACTTTGTACGCCAGATGAACAAGATAGGTGCATTGAATTTTGATATGACCAATATGAGCAACCTTGTAACAGCCATATCAAGGCTTGGAAGCGTTGCAAGCGGACGTGCAGTAACAAATATACCTTTGCTTGCTGACAACCTTAAATATCTGTTTGAGACACTCTCAAAAGCACCAAATGTAAGCGCAAATATTTTACAAATGACACAGGCACTTGGAAATCTTTCAAACAGATCTGGCGGTGCGATTACTGGATTAAATAACAGCATCAGTAATCTTTCCGGTTCTTTCCTTGGATTTAAGACATCCACAGGAAAAGCATTGATCGGACTCAAGTCATTCACAAGACAGATTTTGTCCTCTATGGGGATTTATCTTGGTCTGTACGGAGCGATAAGAGGAATAAAAAATGCAATCGACATATCATCCACATTAACAGAGGTTCAGAACGTTGTTGATGTTACTTTTGGTGACATGTCAAAAAAAGTCAATGACTTTGCACAGGACTCTATACGTCAGTTCGGTATGTCAGAATTGACACTGAAACAGACGGCAAGCCGATTCCAAGCAATGGGAACAGCCATGGGAATTGACAGCAGTTTGATAAAGAAAGCCAATGAGTTTTTGAATAAGCAGACAGATGGCTATATTGGTTTGTCTGATTCCATGGCTGATGTGTCTTTGAATTTAACAAAATTAACTGCTGATATGGCATCTCTGTATAACATAGATCAGGATGTTGTGTCGCAGGATTTAGCTGCAATATTTACCGGACAGACACGTCCATTAAGAGATTACGGTCTTGATCTCACACAGGCAACCCTTAAAGAGTGGGCAATGAAACAGGGATTAGATTCTGATATTGCGTCTATGTCACAGGCTGAAAAGACAATGCTCCGGTATCAGTACGTCCTTGCCAATACGCAGACAGCGCAGGGGGACTTTGCGCGTACGGCAGATTCATGGGCGAACCAGATCAGAATTTTAAAACAGTCGTTTGAACAGCTTGGCAGTGTTATTGGTGGGGCATTAATCAATGCTTTCAAACCATTCGTAAAAGCACTCAATTCCGTTTTACTGGTTGTTATCAGCTTTGTTACAAAGGTTACAAACGCTTTAGGCGCAATCTTCGGATGGAAATATGAGGATTCCGGTGCAGGTCTTGCGGATAACTTTTCAGATGCGGCAGAAAGCGCAGGCGATGTTGCTGACAATACCGGACAGGCGGCAAAGAACATTGATAAGATGAATAAAGGTGTCCGTCAGTTTGATGAATTGAAACTGATTACAACAAATGATGGTTCTGGCAAAAAAGGTTCGGGCGGTTCCGGCGGTGGTGGCGCATCAGGCGGTGCCAGTGGCGGTAAACTTGTCAAGACTGATACCATTTTCAAAAATTACGAAAGTGATATCAAAAATCTGAAACAACTTGGAAAATACATCAGTGATGCCTTATCAAAAGCTATGGAGTCTATCAACTGGGATAAGATTTATTCCAAGGCAAGAAACTTTGGTAAAGGCTTGGCAGATTTCCTTAATGGTCTTATCAATCCGAGACTGTTTGGAAATGTAGGAAAAACGATTGCCGGGGCACTGAATACGGCGATTTATGCCACACTTTCCTTTGGTCAGACATTTGACTGGTCAAACCTTGGAAAATCACTGGCAGAGGGAATAAATAAATTCTTCAAAACATTTGATTTTAAAGCACTTGCAGAAGATATAAATACTTGGGTACAGGGAGTTTACAAGACAATTAAGACCATGATAGAAAATATCAAGTGGTCTGATGTTTGGAAAGGCGTAAAAGATTTTCTTTCAAACATTGATATTGAGACAGTTGAAATTCTTCTCGGAGCGTTTGCTTTGAAACTTGCAGGAAAACTGTTAACAGGGAAACTTCTCAAGGAGACTATTGGGAAATTAATAGGAGCGAAATTCACAGCCGCTTTTGGTCAAACGGCGGTAAAATCATTGCTATCATATGCAATTCCTATTTCGCTTGCTGTAGTAGTGGCAACGCTTTCTTTTACGATTGGAAAGAAAAGCGTGAACAAAGATAAGCATGAGCTTATGGAATCGCTAAATAGAGGTGGAATCACACAATACATACAGGATAGCATAAAGAAATTTTTTATAAATCCATTTGAAAGAATAGATATCTTTGGCGGAGGAGCACTACACAATAAAACGGCTGAATGGAGCAAACAGTTAGATGATTTTGTGAAAAATCTTCCTAAAAAGCAAGATTATAAATCATTAGATGATTTCCAGAAAGCAGTTAATGAATATAACGAAGAAGTTCCATTAAGCTTAAATGTTCCAAACACTACTGAACTTACTGGATTTTTTGATAAATGGAAGAAAAAGAATGGATTTGATGGCGAATTTAGCTTAAAAACATGGATAGATGAGTGGAAAGAACTGAACGGATTGGAAGATGTTGATTTACATGCAAATGTTGTTCTTCCAAATTTACAAGAGAAGATTTCCGAGTTCAAAGACAATGTCAAAGAATGGTGGGGATTGAATGTAGAACTACCCGTTCGCAATAAATTAACAACAACTTTAGAGGATGTTTCTTCATGGTGGGAAGATGTAAAAGAATATTGGGGAGAAAAAAAGCTTTCAATACAGACAGAAATAGGAGAAATAAAAGGTAAAATAGAAGAAAAGTGGAATGAAGCCTTAACTTACATTCAGGAGAATATTTTCCCGTGGTTCACAAAAGAAAAGTGGATGGAAGTAGGAAATGGAATAAAAGAGGGATTATCTGCTAAATGGGATGAATTTTCCGATTGGTGGCAAAAGACAGGAATATATAACTGGTGGGAAAATCATGTGAAACCTTGGTTTACAAAAGAAAAATGGGATGAACAGGGAGACGGAATGAAAAAAGGTCTTTCTGAAAAATGGGACGAATTTAGTAACTGGTGGAGTACATCTGGAATTGGTTCTTGGTGGACAAATCATGTCGCACCGTATTTTACGAAAGACAAATGGACATTCAGTGGCATTTCTGACGGATTGAAGCAGGCATTTGATAATGCTGTTGCAGGAATTAAGCAGGTATGGAATAATTTTGCAACGTGGCTTAATTCAAAACTGTCTTTTTCATGGGATTCTGTAAATATTGGTGGAAAAGAAATAATTCAAGCTGGCAATATTAACCTTGGAAAAATCCCAACGTTCGCCGCAGGAGGTTTTCCAAAACAGTACAGCATGTTTATGGCAGGAGAAAACGGCGTACCGGAAATCCTTGGAACAGTTGGAGGAAAGACAGCAGTTGCTGGGGGGCAGGAGATCACAGGTATTCGTGATGCTGTATACAGTACGTCACAGCAGGAAATTGCGTTACTTAAACAGCAAAATCAATTATTGTCAGAAATTTTGAAAAAACCAATGTTAAGTAATAATGATGTATTTAATGCGGCTAAATCTGTATATAAAGGCGAAGCCAAAAGAAGATATGGAGATAGTGCGGCATTTGATCCTGTTTGGGGATAATAGTTGAAATCCTCTCATGCTATGATATAATGTTTTCAAAAAAACAATATGGGAGGATTTTATGGCTATATTATTATGTGATGGAAAAGAATTTTCAGTAAAAAAATTTGTAAAAGAAAGTAGAATGTATACTTTAGATATGAGTTTTGAAAGTAAGAAAGAATTTGAAGAATTTTCTAAACTCTATGAAAGATATGAATTTTCAGAAGGTGTTTTTGATTTTGAAATTGAGGGAGAAATCTTTAAGGGTTGGTTTGGAAATATGTTGTATGATAAAAAATACAATGTTAGAGTAATTATTGGTATCTATGACGGAATAGATGAATTGGAAAGCGGATGTAAGGTATATAATGTACCGAGTTCACTTATTGGAATTGGAAATGCAATAAGAAAAATTTGCGATGTACTTGAAAAAAATAACAATATCAATGATGAGCAGAAAAATGACATATTAAAAACAATGAATACACCAGAAACAGATATAGAGTTTCAACATTTAGTAGAAGATTTGCCTTTATATCTAGAAACATCAAAACAGACGATTGAAGATATAAAAAAGGAACTGGATTTATAGTGACAAATACCGCCGCTTGTGGTAGAATCATTTTATTACAAGTGGTGGGAGGAAAAGCTATGAATGAAAAAAGTGAAACAAAATTATGCAAGTACTGTCAGACGGAGATTCCAGCTAAAGCAAAAATTTGCCCTAATTGCAGAAAAAAGCAGGGTGGGGCAACAAAGTGGTTTGTTGCGGTGGTTATAGTTGTAATTCTGTTGATTGCCATATTTGGCGGAAACGGAGAAAACAACGATGCAGTTGCTGATTCTACCGAGCAAAATAAAAAAGTTTCTTCTATTAGTACGGTAGATAACAAGGAAGCGACAAGAGAAGAAGTTTCTGATTCTGATTTTTTGGTAAAAGAGTATCTGTACGAAAACACAATAGGAGACACATTAGATTTTTTGATTGTAACAAATAATTCAAACACGGATGTCGCAATTTCTGGAAACGCTACAGCCAAAGATTTAAGCGGGAATTCAATAGGAGCCGCCGACATGAGCATTGATGTATTGGGGGCAGGAGAAACATCTATTGGTGTTTTCTATTTTGATAGTGTGTCCGGAATTGACAAGGTGGATTATACCTTAGATTATAACGAAAACCCATATTATAAACCGGTTGTAAATGATTTATCCGTTGAACAGACATTTAATGATGAAAACGTGACTGTATCCGTGACCAATAACAGCACAAATCCGGCGCTTTTTGTAAGCGCGTATGCAATATTTTTTGACAGTAGTAATAATGTGGTAAATTACAACAGCACATATATTACAGATTCAGACAGTGAGATTAAACCAGGGAAAACTATTTCAGATCAGCTTGATTGCTATGGGAAATACGATCATGCAGAAGTATATTTTACTGGAAGAGCAGACAAATAGAATAATAAGTCAAAGCGGGTATAAAAGAGGGAGCGCAGTGATGCGCTTCTTTTTTTGAAAAATATTTCAAAAGGGTATTGACTTTTTGTGGCTCAAATATTATTATTTAATTGTGCCACAGAAAGTGAGGTGTAAAAATGTCTCCACGCACAGGAAGACCTAAAGCATTATCTCCAAAAACGATAGAGGTTAAAGCAAGAATTGATGAAAAAACAAATGATAAGCTTAACCAATACTGTGAAAAACACAACGTCACGAGGACTGATGTTGTAAGAAAAGGGATTGAAAATGTTTTAGAAAATGAAAAAGAGTAGTTACAGCCCTGACAAGCAATATAACTACTCCAATACTCAAGCAACCACCAAAAGCGGTTGATACATGGATTATACCGCTTTTTGGAATGGTTGTCAAACAGCAAACGAAAGGCAGGAAAAATCTATGAGAAGCATTGAAGAAATTGTAAGAACGATACTTAATAGTGACGCGCTGATGGAGAAAGTGAATCATGTTGTGGAAATCGAGAGGATGAAGTATAACCGTGGTTGGAGTACCGAAACGGACATTGATAATTTTTCTCCGATTGGTTTTCGCAAAGTGGTAACATCAGCCATGAATTTGCTCGGACTGCCGAACGAATCCGATGAGGTTGATATTGCCAGCGAAATTCTTAAGGACATTTTCAGAAATGAAATCATAAAAAAGGATGGAACTTATTTACCGAGCCAAATTGAGCAGTACAGATCGTTGCTTTCTCGGCTTGCAATCCAATGTGATAACGAAAAATTGTTGCGCGGCGTTGTAATATTTATGGCAGATTTGAATGATGAGGACGTAATAGATCACGACGGTATTTACCGCCTTGTAAAGAAAGGCGGTGCAAGATAATGAAAGAATTTTATATTGAAGCAATTACCAAAAATCTGAATTTACTCAGCGAACACTTTTTAAGATGTGTGTGGATTTTTACAAATAACCTTGCATCCGACAAGAAAGGCGGTGCGAGATGAAAGAACAGCTGATAACGGAAATCCAGAGCATACAGGACGAAAAATTTTTGCATTTCATTTTGAACACGATACTTTCATTCAAGAAGAAATGGGTGATTTGCTGATGAACGATATTCAGATTTTTAACAATCCTATTTTAGGGGATTTGAGAACGGTTATAGTAAACGGAAAAGAATACTTTTTTGGAGTAGATATAGCTTCGATGCTTATGTATAAAAGACCAAGAAAGGCGGTTTCGGATAATTGCAAGGGTGTCCTGGTCGAGGATAGCTTTAAAAATAATGGTGGATATGCAGAACCTCTTATTCCGGAAGGAGATATTTACCGATTGATTATTAAAGCTGGTCAACAGGGTAACAGTAAAGAAATAAAAGATAAAGCTGACAAATTGGAAAAATGGATATTTGATGAAGTTTTACCGAGCATCAGAAAGACTGGTACATACATGATGCCGCAAACCACGGACGGGAAGATTGCATTGCTTGCACAGGGGCACACGGAACTGAAAGCAGAGGTTGACGAAATCAAGGCGGATTTGGAAAGCCTTAAGATGGACTTGCCGATACTTCCGGTGGAAGCCGACCGCATTACGGAAGCTGTCAGAAAGAAAGGCGTTTCAATCATGGGCGGCAAACAGTCAAGCGCATACAGCAACCGTGGATTGCGCCAAAAGGTTTACAACAATCTGTATGCCAATCTGAAATACAACTTTGGTGTTCGGTCTTACAAGAGCATCAAGCGTAACCAGTGCGACAAGGCAGTGGAAGTGATAAATGCCTATCAGACGCCGTATTTTTTGCAGGAACAGATTGACGATGCCAATATGCAGCAGAGGTTGGAATTTGATTGACAGATTTTGGCATATGGTATAGAATACAAAATAATTAAAAATCACGCAGGTAAGACCTAAAGAATTTAGGACGTCCTGCAAGCCTATGAGGAATAGGTACGGATTCGTGACCGCCAGAGATTGGAGAGATTCAGTCTTTGGCGGTCTTTTTATTTATTTCAAACTGCATAAGAAAAATAAAAAAATGAAATTTAAACCTGCCTGTCAAATGACAGTAGCGAAAGAAAGGTGGAAAAGAGTATGTATGAATTGGTGGAACTCAAAGGAAACGATGTTTTTACAAACAGCAAAGTGATTGCAGATGGAACAAATAACCAACATGAATCTGTTGTTGCTATTATCAGGAAATATGAGAAAGATATTTTAGACTTTGGCAATATTGATTTCTCCGATTTAAAATCGGGGAAAAGGGGGCAGCCTGAAAGAGTTTATTATTTGAATGAGGAACAAGCAACATTTGTTATAACTCTTTTGAGAAATTCAAAAATAGTTGTGAAGTTTAAGAAAGAGTTGGTTCGACAGTTTTATGCAATGCGCAGATTTATTCTTGAAAAGCAATCGAAACTATGGGGCGAAACAAGAATTGCTAATAAAGAAAATCGGCTGAAAGAAACTGATGTGATTAAACTTCTTGTAGACTATGCCAAAGAACAAGGAAGTACGCATTCAGATAAACTGTATGTGACATATACCAAGTTGGCAAAATCAGTAATTGGTGGAAATCGCGACAATATCACAGTTTCAGATCTCAATAATCTAACCCTTGTGGAAAGCATTATTTTGCAGACTATTAGAATTGATATGTCAATGGGTATGCACTACAAGGATATTTATAGGGATTGCAAAAATAGAATAGAACAATTTGCAGATATAACTTACCTGTCCGCTTAGCCCCGAAAATTTGGGGCTATTCCAGTATTTCGTCACGGGAAATTACAATCTTACTAAATATATAGCGTGCGACTCCTGTTAGGGTATGTTCCTAACGCACGTGAATTTAAAGGTTGAGCCTTGCGAAATGTAAGGCTCGGAAATTTAGGAGATAGAAAATATGGCATACACAGCTCTTATGACTAAAGATGAAATTGGATTTGAAAACAATACGAACACGATAACAACACTTGAAATTGCTGAAATGATGGAACTGGAACATTGGCAAATTTTAAGAAAATTAGAGGGAACTAAAAACCAAGATGGAAGCACAAAACAGGTTGGAATTATACAGATATTAACTAACAACAAAATTGTTGTCAGTGATTATTTTATTCCATCCACCTACAAAGACGCAAGCGGCAAGGAAAATAAATGCTATAAAGTCACCAAAATGGGGTGTGATTTCCTCGCCAACAAATTTAATGGTGAAAAAGGAATCATATTTACTGCAAGGTATGTAAAGCGGTTTGATGAGATGGAGAGAGGACAGGTCCCGAAAGATTTTCCATCGGCACTTCGGGCATATGCGGATGAAGTAGAGCGCAGGCAGATTGCAGAACAGGAGAATGAAAAGCTGCAGCAGGAACTTGATTATAGCAAAGACTGGTATTCTATTAAGCGTGTTGCAGCAATGAACGGTGTGGACTGGAAAACATTTAATTGGCGAAAACTCAAAGAAAAGAGCATTGAACTTGGATATGGCGTGAAAAAGATTTTTGATGCAAATTATGGAGAGGTAAATACCTACCATAGGAATGTTTGGGAAGCAGCATACCCGGAGTATGAAATTTAGGAGAAATTTTATGAACAAATTAGAGATCATGATTACGTATGGGAACACGGAAGTAATTCACACACCGGAGAAAATTGTGATTAAATCGCCCAATATCGAAGTAATTACAAAATAGATCAAGAAAAAGAAGTGACATCTATCAAATTGGTGGTAGGTGGTATTTTGTACAAATTTTACCGACTGTCATTTGAGACAGCCGCAAACCCAAACAGTTAGGTGGTGGAAATATGGCATACAGCGGATGGCTTTTAAAGATTGGCAATTACATAGTGCCGATGTCGTTTATGAAAGCAGAAACATACAGTCCATATGTCAACATGCAGGATTTGGACGATTATACAGACGCCAACGGCTATCTGCATAGAAATGCCGTGGAGTTAAAGGCATTAAAGGTTGAGTTTGAAACACGGGCAATGCTGACAAATAAGACTTTTAGTGAGGTTTTAAACAATATTCGAAGCCAGTTCACAAATGCGACAGGGAGAGCATGCTATATCACAGCGTATATCCCGGAATATGACGATTATGTGACGCAGTACGGCTATATGGCAGATTTTCAGCCTACGATATACGGAACATATGATGGAATAATTCGTTACAATTCAGTTCGGCTTGCTTTCATAGGGGGTGTGTATGGTGGTTAATTATAAATATGGCGACTTGTTCAAAAAAGATACGGTCGATAAGCAATTATCCATCGTATCTGATGACGGAAAAATCAATATCACAAATACAGAACTACACCAAGAAAAATTCGAATTGACAGAAAGTTTGTGTTCGGAACAGGAATTGACGTTTGGATCATGCGAAGCCGCCATGATTAAATTCACGGTGTCAAATACATTTTTGCCAATGAAGGGCAGATGGATGACAGTAAGGATGTCTCTTGGTGGACATACAGATGTTCCATTTCAGTTCGGGAGATATAAGGTTGATTCTGATACGCCTACGGCAGACAGGACGTGCCGTGATGTTGTCGCATATGATGCTCTTTATGACATTTTAAATGCAGATGTGGCAGCATGGTATAACACTGTCTTTCCATCCCATAAAGAGCAGCAGAAAGATAAAGATGGAAAAACTACGACTGTTACAGTTTATGATCCGGTCACAATGAAGCAATTCCGGGACAGCTTTTTTAAGTACTTCGGGATTGAGCAGGCTGACATTGCTCTCATTAATGACAATATGTCTATTGAGAAAACAGTTGCGGTCACGCCATCCAGTGAGACAAGTTCTGATACAGAGGAATCGAGCATCATAGGCGAATCTATGAGTGGCAAGGAAGTGTTGTCCTGTATTTGTGAGATCAATGGCTGTATGGGGCACATGGGGCGCGACGGGAAGTTTCATTATATTTATCTGGAACAGGAGATACAGGGATTATATCCGAGAAATGACCTTTATCCGGCAGATGATCTGTTTCCGCGCGATCCAAAGAGTACGCAGATAGGAAAAGGATTCTATGTTACTGCCACATATGAAGATTATCTTGTCAAAACCATTAATAAACTTCAGATCAGGGAGCAGAAGAATGATATTGGCGTGATCGTAGGCACCGGAGACAATGCCTATGTGATCGAGGATAATTTTCTTGTCTATGGTAAAGGAACGAAAGAATTAAAAAGCATTGCAAACAATGTTCTTTCAAAGATCAGGGGGATTGTTTATCGCCCGTTTACGGCAGACTGCAAAGGAAATCCGTGCCTTGAGGTCGGGGATGCAGTGCGGCTGCCGACCAGATATGAACTGATCGAGTCCTATATTCTGAAAAGAACTATGAAAGGCATACAGGCTTTACGTGATGATTTGGAAGCGGACGGGGAAGAGTACCGGACGAATGGAGCGAATGGTATACAGAAAAGTATTTTAAAGCTCAAAGGCAAGAGCAATGTGTTGGAGCGAACCATTGAAAAGACACAGAGCACGATAACTGATGTTGAGAAGGGATTGCAGTCACAGATCACGCAGACCGCAACCGAAATTCGCACAGAAGTTAAAAATACAACGGATGGTTTATCATCGAGAATCACGCAAAATGCGAGCAGTATTACAGCAGAAGTTAAAAGGGCACAGGGACAGGAAGTTGAACTTGCAGCAGCTATTAAAATTAATGAGGACAAGATTACAGCGGAAGTTACGAGAGCAAGCAAAGCAGAGGGCGATTTGTCCGGAAAGATAGAGGTAACTGCAACTAAGATACGGTCAGAAGTCAGTGCTTCGTTGAAGGCATGGAATATTGATGGCTATGATATTAATTATTATGGTTTTGGAAAACCCCAAGATACTTACCCTGCATCATCCAAATATAATGGACGCAGTTTTTTAGATCAGGATAGTGGAAAATTGTATGGCTGCGATCCGGATGGCGGAATTAACAGCGGTAAATATAAATGGACATTGATAACCACGCTTAAGCAGCTTTCATCCAATATGTCCAGTGCGATTACGCAGACATCAAAGGGGATCGAAAGCAAAGTTACAAGAGATAGTGTTGTTTCAGAAATCAACCAGTCAGCCGAGGGTATCAAAATTAAAGCAAAACTGCTTGAATTAAAAGGTTCTATGGAAATGACCGGGGGATATATGCATATTCAAGCGGAAGAGTCTGTAGAAAACCTTATTGAATTTAAACGCAGTGGAACACTTGTACAGATGGGAACGGATGGATTTCGAACAGTGGAAGGGACGCTTGAAAGTCCTGTTCATAAATGTACGGTTCAATATAATCAGGTTTCATTGCATAAAGGCGCAAACGATAATGACCACATGATGATCCATTTAGACGGAGATACCGGAGTAGGTGGATTCAGAGGTGGAGTAATTAATGGATCTGACAAAAGAATAAAAAACACAATTTTAGATTTAAGCAAAAAGCAATCATCTGAGTTTATTTATTCTTTAAGAGCAAAATCGTATCGTTATAATTTCGAAAAAGATGGGTTCCATCATGGATTTATTGCACAGGATGTTTTGAAAAAAGCGGAAAAAGGGTGGAATATTTGTCCAAAAACGTTTTCAGACAGCAATGGGAAAAAGTATTACGGACTGAAATATACGGAACTGATTGCTGATCTGGTTGCCACAGTGCAGTTGCAGCATGACGAGATAGAACAGTTAAAGGAAAAGGTGGAAAATCTATGATAAATGCAAAAATCCGGGAATTTGAAAACGACATTATAAATTATGCAAATTTGTGTGAGGATGTCCCAATCGAAGCTAAGTACCTAGTGTTTAAGGATATTCTGCAGCAGATTAAGGAAGAAGCAAACAGACATGTTATAGCCGAACGGGAGCAGATGAAGCTTGCAAAGGAAAGGGAGAGTGAGGACCATGAACAAAGCGCATAGTGCTATTAATTGGGAGAATTACCCGAGTGATGAAACACCGCTTAATGAAAGCAATCTTAACAAAATGGACGCAGCTATTGGCGTTATTGATGATCGTGTAATCACTCTTGATACCACAAAAGCCACGAAAACAGAAGTGGCTACCCTTGTTGCAGACGTGACCTTTGAGGAATCGACCGGAATCATTACGATCACAAAAAAGAACGGTTCTAAGATTACGATTGATACACAGATGGAGAAAATCGCAATCAACTTCGTTTATAACCCGACCACACAGCAGATTATCCTGACTCTGATTGATGGCACGAAACAGTACATAGACCTGTCGGCACTGATTACACAGTATGAGTTCCTTGATTCTGATACGGTAGCTTTTTATATTGATAAGGATGGAAAAGTGTCTGCCATCGTCAAAGAGGGTAGCATCGAGGAAAAACACTTGGAGCCAAACTATCTTGCGAAAATCAAAGTGGAAGTGGCAAAGGCAGAGTCAAGCCAGCAGGCAGCGGCAAAGTCCGAAGCCAACGCCAAAGCAAGTGAGAATGCTGCAAAAGCCAGTGAAACAGCGGCAAAAACATCCGAAACCAATGCCAAAGCGTCAGAGACAGCGGCAGCGAAGTCAGCTACGGCGGCAGAGGCATCCGAAAGCAACGCAAAAGTCAGTGAGACATCCGCCAGTGAATCATCCGCCACAGCCACGGAGAAAGCATCATCCGCCAGTCAGTCAGCTGATACAGCAGCCGAAAAAGCAGATATTGCAACTCAAAAGGCTGCGGAGATCATCGGTAAGGCGGAATCTGCAGAAGAAAGTGCAACCAAGGCACAGAGTTATGCTGTTGGTGGTACAGGAAGCAGAGAGGGCGAGGATTCTGACAATGCCAAGTATTACTATCAGCAGGCAAAAGATGTATCAGAAGGACTTAAAGGTGGATTGCAGCCACACGGAACAGTTGCATTTGCAGATCTTCCGGCACTTGCGGATGTTAGCACAGGGTGGATGTTCAATATTTCAGACGAATTTACAACCACGGATGATTTTAAAGAGGGAGCCGGGAATGTAATTCCGGCAGGTGCCAATATTTATAAAACATCAGATGAAAAGTGGGACGTGCTGGCCGGAACTCCAGTTACCGGAATCAAAGGTGTAAATGAAGATTCTTTCCGTAGGGGCAATGTAGAACTCACAGCAGAAAACGTCGGTGCAGTGGCAACCGGTGGAGATACAGCAGAGAATACAGCAACTTTTACGAGTAGTGATGTGGCAGACGGATCAGCGTCAACATGGACGAATGTATCAAAATTATCAAGTGGCGAAAAACATTCTTCTATTTTAAAAAAGGTGTCACAGATGTTCAAGAATGTGCGGTATCTTTATAAGATGCTTGGAACAACGGATATTTCTAAGATTGGAAATGGGACATGCACGGGAGCGATATCATCGTTAAACGACGGTTTAAAGAAATATTATACACAGACAGAGGTTGATAATATTATTGAAAAAAACAAGGTGAAATCCATTGTTATAGAGTTCAAAGGCGTTACTACCAATGAAAGCAAAGCATTTTTCCCTAAATATACCTATTGGGGATATGTCGGCGGAAAAACCACTGAAATTGATAATTTAATAGCACAGGGGCACACAATTCTTGGCGGTTTTATCTGCGGCGGTCCACACAACGATGCCTCCATGGCTGGCAATGGTTCAGATAACATAGGTGTTATAGTCGGTTCAGCAACTTATTATAACGTCCCATATTCATTTTACGTTTTTTCACAAGCTTATCAGACAATAAGGATTAAGGTCTGCGTTTTATATATTTAATATTTAACACAGTTTTATAGCAGTTATCTTTGTACTGATCTGTCCAAATGTCACAGCTTTTGGTACTTTTATTAAAAATTTTAAATTGGTAATTGCCTTACCAGATATTATTTCATGCATGGTCAGCCACGTGCCACCGTTTCCGCTGTTTGGGGCGGTGATTCCAATCGCCTGATCGACGGTACTTTTTAATGATACAACATCCACAGTAGAACTTTCAGAAACCCAACAGTAATAATTTACCAGCCACGTTCCGGAATCAATAGATAATCCGTTCGCACCTGCATAACTCCATGTATCGGAGAAGTATTTATTAAATTCGTTACTGCTTACCTGACGGTATCCGGTATTGAACATGGTTTTGGCGTCGGATTTCTTTAAATATGTGTCTGGAATGTTATTACCATCATAATCTGCACTAGCACGGGCAACACGTACAGCAGGATAGGTGTCGTCAAGTTCATTATGTGCGATCAGATTAATTACTTTGTCGCCAGTATCGAATAATGGCGTAAGAGACCCCATAAGTCCAGACCAGTCACCTTTTGTAATTTTTATATACGACTTATTTGCTAAACCGCTGTTTTACGAACAAAGTGGACAACTTGGCACAAAAGAAAACCTATGTAGAAATATAATAAAATCAAGAGCCTAAGAGCCGATTACATGACCATGTGTTGTGTAGCCGGCTCTTTTGCATAAAGCCTACGGGCAGAAAGGAAAATTATTCACTTAAAATTCATCACAGATAACTGGCAGATGCATAATTTTCAACCAGTAATTAATTTTTTAACAAAATTTAAACCAATCAATCGACATTCTGCGACAATAAGAAATTTACCTGTCGAAACTTGCGACCGAAAGAAATTGAATGTTTGCGGGAAAATTTGTAAAATAAAATTGTCCGATAAGGGCACTTCAAGTTCTGGCTGAGGGGCGGGATAAGGCGTTTTCTTGTCCCTCAACTACAAACGAGTTTGTAATTTGTAGCAATTTGTCAAATGGGGTTGACGGTATCGAACATAAGTTCTATAATTTGTGTATCGCTATCGGAAGTGCGGAATGATTGGAGGAGAATAAGATGGGGGAAAAAGATTGCAATGAGGAAACAGCGTTTTACAAGGAAAAAATAACTGAAATGGTCGTTAAGTGCGACAACGAGCGATTTTTGAAATTTTTATATAACACAATACTTTCATTCAAAAAAAAGTGGGGCATTTAGTGCCCCTCTTTTTCATGCCAATAGGTTATATTGTCAAATATAGTCTGTCGATGTTCTTTGCTAAGTTCCATTAGCATTTTCAAATTATCTAGCAATTCATTATCCGACATAAGGTCTGGAAGAATATCTGGTGCATTTTCTAAATTATCTTCCCAACCCATTAAATAAGATGGAGAAACTTCAAGAACTTTCCCAATAATTTCTATTTTATCACTTGGAATATTAGTAATAATGTTGTTTTCATATTTATATAGTGTTTGCTTTGAAACTTTCATTTTCTCTGCAAGCTCTACTTGTGAAATACCTAAAAGCTCTCTCTGCTTTTTTATCCTATCTCCGATTGTCATTTGAGTTTCCCTCCTTTCCTATTGGTAACTTTATTATAACACAAAAAAGTTACTCGTCAAGAAAAAAATAACTTGACAAGTTACCAAAATGGAATATAATGAAAGTAACTTCAAAAGTTACGAAGTTAGAAAGGAGTAGTAAGATGGTTGATACAAACAAACTTCGCGGCGTTATTGCTGAAAATGGCAAAACACAGGCTGATGTTGCGGAAATGATTGGAGTTACGCCAAAAACATTTTATATGAGAATGAGTAAGGGCGTTTTCGGAAGTGACGAAATTCAGGTTATGATTGATAACCTTCACATCCAAAATCCAATGGATATTTTTTTTGCAAAGAAAGTAACTTAAAAAGTTACCAGAAAGGAGAAGAGATGATGAAAAAAATCAAGGATTGTGCCGTTGCATTTTTTAATAAGCATTTTGTTAAGTGGAAATTTTTACAGAGTATATTTGTTATTCCATTCCAGAAGGATGGGAAGATGTATCTGCACATTTCACAAGTATGTGAAGATGGAACGAGAGTGGTAAAAAGAACGTTCCTCATTGAGCATCTGGTTGATGATAACTTGGCGGTTACAAGCCAAACGCTCGCAGAGGAAAAGAGAGTGTTTAAAAATCCTACATTATTTTAATCCATGTAGTATATCCCCGCACTCTTTGCATTCTGGTAGCATTTCGCCTTGCTTTACAGTGACGATTCCAATTTTATTTTCGCCACCGCATTGCATACATACATATGTTCCTTTATCTGCAAACTCATATGTAGCAAATGTTTCAGAATAACCATTATCCATATTATCACCGCCTTTCCTTATTTAATAAGGAAATTATATCACAGGGAGAAAGGAAGTGAATACATGAGCGAACAGGAAAAGAAAGTTGTAGAAAAGTTGAAAGACGCGATTCCCAAAATGAACGATTTCCAGAAAGGATATGTTCTTGGGATGGTCGAGGGTTCGGCAAGCAAGGCAACCAGTGAAGAAACTGGGAACTCAAAAACAAAAGAATAAGAAGAAACTGAATATTGATAGTTGAGAAATTTGTCGGAATTTGCAGATTAAATGTGTTTGTAACACAGGAAATCAGTTGATACAATTAATATGCGACGGCGGCAGGAAATGAGTTACATTATTGCTTTATTTTCCGCATCATCTTTAGTATTTTATTTAATCTCTTTTGTACTTTTTTAATTCCTTTGTATAGGTCGATTGTCATGGATGTTATGGTTAGAATTATGAAGAAGTCGTAACCGGTAACACGCCATGCCAATAATGAGATAAGTATACTAACGATTTTCATGATAACAGTTCCTTTCATGATGGCCGCCGCCGTACATTAATTGTATCAACAAAGCAAAATAGAGACAACCAGTATTTTCCAACTATCAAGCGGTAGTTGGATTTTTTATTGCAAAAATCCGGAAAGGAGAAGAATGAACGACTTAGAAACAACCAAAATGCAGACACCCATTGAGATTGCGCTTGGTATTGATGAAAACGGAATGACTACAGCAAAGAAGTTGTATGAGTTCTTGGAAATGGACAGCCGCAACTATTCCAGATGGTGCAAAAGCAATATCACCGAAAACGAATTTGCCGAGGAAAACGTTGATTATTGGGCATTCGTCATTAATGAAGAATGGGGTGGGCAAGCTACAACAGATTACAAACTCACAGCACATTTTGCTAAGAAACTTTCTATGAAAGGAAATGGAGCGAAAGCAGAAGAAGCACGAGATTATTTCACGACCTTGGAAGAACGTGTGAAACAAAAGGTGATCGACCTCAATCAGCTATCACCGGAATTGCAGATGTTCCAGAAGATTTTCAATTCTGTAGCAGAACAGCAGTTGGAACAGAAACGGCAGGCGGAACAACTGAACCATGTGGAACAAAGAGTTGAGAGCATCCGAGAAGTGGTTGCACTTGATACAACATCATGGCGTGATGATACTGGAAATATTTTAAGAAAGATCAGCATGGAACTTGGTGGCGGGCAGGCATACAGCCAAGTAAGAGCCGAAAGCTACGAACTGTTGTCAAAGCGGATGGGTGTAAATCTGAAACAGAGACTTACGAATAAGCGCAGGCGCATGGCTGACGAGGGTATCTGTAAATCAACCAGAGACAAATTATCCTATGTGGATATTATTGCAGAGGATAAGAAGTTGATCGAGGGATATACAGCTATTGTGAAGGAAATGGCAATCAGATACGGAGTTGGAAAGGATTAACAGGAGGTATTCATGGATAGACAAATGAACATTGCTTTAAGAAAGACATTAGATCAGATCGGCGTAAAACATAGCCTTAAGGGTTACGGTTACATAATAAGTGCGGTTGAGAAATGTCTTGAAAACAGAAGTAAACTTATCAGCATTATTAAAGGACTCTATACTGAAATCGCAGAAGAAAACAGCGATACAGTCTGGAGAGTAGAAAGATCAATCCGGCACGCAATTGAAGTTACATGGACAAATGGCAATACAAATGCAATCAACAAAATTTTTGGTTACACGGTTTCAGTGGAAAAAGGAAAGCCGACAAATTCAGAGTTTATCGCATTAATAACAGATTTTGTTTCCTTGTATGGTGATGAGATTGCCAATGGTTCCTATAAGTGGTAGGAGTGATGTGTCTATGAAGAAGTTTGCAAAGGTAATTGAAATGATCGGCACCGTTGTTTTTCTGTTTTGCATCTGCATTGATGCAACGGAGTATCCGGTCACTGCTATACCTGTATTGATTGGATTACTTCTTATCTATATAGGAACAAAAATAGATGGGGAGTGGCAGGAGTATACAGAAGAGATTGTAGATTACGATTACAGAAGTGAGTCTGATGACGATGACGGTATTACCTATATCACATTTGACACTGATTACAGCAAAGAAAAGGAATCATCCGAACCGACCAAAGCTGAATGATTCCCAATCAAAGCAATAGCATAAGCTATTTGCGCCTATTTTAGCACAAGAAAAGGAGAAATTCAAATATGAGAGCAGAAAACAATAAAGTGGAACTTACAGGAACGATTATCACAGAGCCGGAATTTAACCATGAGGTGTTTGGAGAGGGATTTTATAATATGCACCTCAAAGTGGATAGATTAAGTGGGACGGCTGATATTATCCCATTAATTATTTCAGAGAGATTAATCAATCTGAATGATAAATACACGGGCACTGCCGTTAATGTTTCCGGTGTGTATAGTTCTTATAACAAACATGAGGAAAAGAGAAATCGTCTGTTATTATATGTATTCGTCTGTGAAATTGAAAAAGCGAATCCGGGAGAGCATACAGATTTGAACAAAATCCAGCTTGACGGATATGTATGCAAAGAACCGATTTACAGGAAAACTCCGCTTGGAAGAGAAATTGCAGATTTATTAATCGCAGTCAATCGTTCCTATGGCAAATCAGATTATATTCCGTGTGTTGTCTGGGGCAGAAATGCGGTGTATACATCTGGACTTCCGGTTGGAACGCATTTGAAACTTACCGGACGCATTCAGAGCCGTGGGTATGTAAAGATGTACGAAGATGGGACAGAAGAGCAGAGAACAGCATATGAGGTGTCTGTGAGCAAAATTAATGTATTAGAGGAGGAAAATTAAGATGGCAGAAAATACCGTTACAATTTCCGTTGAGGAATATGCAGATCTAGTTGCATGCAGGACGAAAGTTCATACAGCATGTGCCATTATTGCAAATGAACACCAAAGAGACATTGAGCTGATGGGGAAAAAGGGAACAACTATTAATTCAAAAATTATAGAGTCAGCTCTTGGATATATTGACGATGAAGCATGCTTTGAAGAGGCACTTAAAAAATATAAAGAGTGGAAGGAGAAGGAAAATGAAACTGAAAATTAGATCATTACATATGGAGAATTTCAAGGGAATTAAGAGCCTTGATGTGAATTTCTCCAATAAGACAAGTATCAAAGGACAGAACGCCGCAGGAAAGACAACGGTATTCGATGCGTTTACATGGCTTCTGTTTAACAAGAATAGTGCCGGAGAGGAAAAGTTCAATGTTCGACCACTGGATAAGGACGGCAACCGCATTGATAACGTGGAGATTAAGGTTGTAGCGGTTCTGGATGTAGATGGCAAGGAAATGGAACTTTCAAAGATTCAGAAGCAGAACTGGGTAAAGAAGCGTGGCACCGATACCGTGACTTTGCAGGGAAATGTCAATTCATTTGAAATTGACGGTTATCCAAAGAGTGAAGCTGATTTCAAAGCTTATGTTTCCGGTCTTGCGCAGAGCGAGGATATGTTTAAGATGCTGACCAATCCGCAGTATTTCTCTTCTTTGAAATGGAAAGATCAGCGCGATATTCTGATGCGCCTCGCAACGGATGTATCGGATGTTGAACTGGCGCAGACAGATGCTAAGTATGCCCCATTACTCGGCGAGTTGGAGAAAGCACCGTCCACAGATGATATCCGTGCTAAGTTTTCCAAAGCGTTATCCGGGTGGAAGAAGAAACAGGCTGAAATTCCGGTGCGTATTGATGAAGCAGAAAAATCCAAGATTGATGTGGATGTGGCAGAACAGGAGCTTGCAAAGGTAGATCTGGTAAGAAGAATCGCTGAATGTGACAAGAAAATGGAGAATGCCGGTAGCACGTTAGGCGATTTGAGAAGTAAGGAAATGCAGTTGCAATTTGATATGTCCGGCATTATGCAGGTCATGAATGACGAACTTTCCGCAAAACGTAGAGGTCTTGACAGTGCCAAGGATGATGCAACACGAGAGTTCAATGACTTACATAATCAGATTCAGTCTGCGGAAAATCAGATCAAGGCAAATGAGAAGACAATTTCCGATACAGATGCAGAGCGGAAAAATCTTGGTGTTGAATACAATGCAGAATTTTCCAAGGCATTTGATGAAATGCCATATCTCTTTGACGAATCCAAGTGGAAATTTGATGAATCTACAACGGTTTGTTCCTTATGTGGTCAGAAGTTGCCGCAGGATAAGATTGAGTCTCTTAAGGCTGATTTTGAGCAGAAAAATGCAGATGCCAAGGCACGTGCCACCAAGCAGTTAGAGGATGCACGCAAAGCATTTGATGATGCAAAGGGCGCAAAACTTAAAGGTCTGATTGACAAGGGCAACGCTTGCAAGGCTGATATTGAGCGATTGACAAAGGAAAACGCCAAGTTGCAGGAAGACATTGTGGCACTCAAAGAGCAGGAATCCAAGGCACTTGCAAAGCAGAATGATTATGCAAAGCAGTTATCCGAGATCCCGGCAGAAGCTGATTATTCGCAGAATGAAGAGTATGTGAAGCTGAAAACAGAGCATGACAAGATTCTTGCTGATATTGCAAAGGTTGAATCCGAGGGCGCAGACAAGGTTGTTACTGATTTAAAAGCCGAGAAAGCCGATCTGCAGAGTCAGCTTGAAGAGGTGAACAAGGTTATTGCGCAGGCGGCTAACAATGTGGCGATTGATGATCGTATCGAAACGCTTCGTGACGAGCAGAAAGAAATCGGGCAGAAAGTTGCCGATCAGGAACAGATGCTTTATCTCTTGGAAGAGTTCATTCGTTTCAAGCTGGATAAGGTTTCAGAATCTATTAACAGCCATTTCAAGACCGTAAATTTCAAACTCTTTGAAATGCAGTTAAATGGCGGTATGAAAGATTGTTGTGAGTGTACTGTGAATGGCGTTCCGTATTCGGCTTTAAACAGTGGTCATAGAATCGTAGCCGGACTTGATATTATCCGTTCTCTTAGCGAGTTATACGGTGTAAGCGTACCGATTTTCGTTGATAACGCGGAATCGCTGAATGAGTTCAATGTGCCGGATATGGATGCACAGTTAATTCTTTTGAGCGTATCAGCGGACAAGCAGTTGAAAGTGGATGGTGTGTAGGATGAATATTGGAACATTAGGAATAATGGAACGGATGTCGCAGAAAAATAACAAAGACTTAAAGGTTTCTCCATTGTCGAATATTAAATCTGCTCATAGCGGCAGGGATGGATGGGGGAGTGTGACAATCGCTATCCCAAATGAAATTGTTACAGGATTGCTTACAAACCCAGATGGTTATATTGGCGGCTTATTGATTTGCAGCAAAGAAGAATTTGAAAAGGAAAAGAAGTTGGCAGGAGGAGAGGTAATATAGATGGGAAATGCTGTGAAATCCTACAAAGGATTTAATAAAGATATGACTTGCCGTGGCTTTCAGTACGAAGAGGGAAAGGAATACGAGGAAGAAAGCGTAGAAGTTTGCGATCATGGATTTCACGCTTGCGAGTATCCGCTGGATTGCTTGAATTATTATTCTCCAAATGAAAGCGTATACCACGAGGTAGAGCAGAGCGGAGAAATCCAGAAACATAATGATGATACTAAGGTAGCATCTACAAAAATTAAGATCGGAGCAGAAATCAGCATTGCTGGACTGGTTAAAGCTGCAATCGAATATACGGTAAAAAGAGTGAATAAGGAAGCTGAAAGTGATGAAAATCACGGAGCATCCTCGGCAACCGGAGACTACGGAGCATCCTCGGCAACCGGAAACTGCGGAGCATCCTCGGCAACCGGA